AAATACATCTAATGTTGCAGTCTTTTTGTATTTTTGGTGATGAGTTAAAATCTCATCAACAATCCATTTGTGTGCTTCACTTTCCCAATACTCTGTTTCAATGATATCATGTGTTCTGTCCAAGAATTTTTTATCATCAATTAAAGCACGAATTGTTTTACTTTGAAATGCAGTACCAAACTTTTGTAAGGTATCTACATTATTATTATTAGTCTCCGTCATATTTAATAAACTTTATCAGATGATTCTAAATGAATCAAGTCTATTTATAAAAAAACTACGAATTACTTGTAATTGCATAGTTGTTTAGAACGGTCCAAGTTTCCATAAGCCAGTTATGATGATTGGGAAACGCAGCCCATAATTGGTCTTCTGCGAACTTTTTACTAAATTCAAATTTATTAAGTTCAGTTACAGGAGAATCTACATGATCAAATATTTTCGTTTGCATACTTGCAGGAAGAATACTATCTTTCAATTGCATCAAATCATAGTTTCGTTTTAGCAATTGTTGATTATCTTCTTTTAAAAAGTTTTTATACAAAGGCATTTCTTTGAGTTTATCTTCTGAAATTTTTATTAAGTCTTCTCTGCGTATGAATTGTTCGGTTGATAATTCAGGAAACGCTGCTTTGAGTTTCTTTTCACCAACACCTTTCATTCCATCTATGTTATCTCCACGATCACCGTCAATGGTTCTGTATAGTAGAAAATTATTTGGATGAATTCCATACTCCAACGAAACTTTTTCAGGAGTATAAACCGTTCGTTTAGTAGGACTATAAACTGTTACATCTTCATCAACGAGTTGCAGAAAGTCTTTGTCTGTACTCATTATTGTACATTTTTTACCAAGACCACTGAAATATGATCGTGCGAGAAGAGCCATAACATCATCCGCCTCTACATTATCCATACATATAGTAGTAACCGGAAGCATATTAAGATATTGTATCAATTTAACTATTTGATACTTCATTGAACTTGACTCTTCAGTTTGATCCAAGTCTAAACTCAATGCACGGTTTACCCGAAACCGAACATTCTTTTTCATTTTATAGTCCGGAAAAAGTTTTCGCCTACGAGCAGAACCACCTTTTCCATCAAATACAACAATACATCGTGTTGGTTTTCTAAGTCGTATTGCGTGTCCTATGCTTTTGAGGAAACCAGTGTAACCACCTATGTGGTCTCCATTGTCATTTGTGGTTGGGTACATACTCCAAACCCGCATGAACGTGTTCATACCGTCAATTAAAAGTGTATCAGAATTTATATTCCGATCTACATCTAGTTCTTCTTTTTGTTCTTGAGAGAATTCTTGAAATAAACTAAATATCTTTTTTTTGTCACTCATTTGAAACTGATGCTAATTCAGCATCTTCAATTTCAGCATTATCAGTAAACTCTACATCTTCGTCTATGACACTGTTTGCTGATTGATATTCCATAATAAGATTGTCGCATATATGTTGATACAATTCTTCTTTTAATTCTACATCTTTCAACATTTCAGGAAATTCTTTTGCCATGAACTTATAGTCTTTTCCTTTGGAATCTGTAAATGAATAATACGCACCACCCTGTTTCAAGATTTTGTGAGTTTTGAGTGTGGTTATCCAACTTCCAATATCATCAACTCCACGATTAAAATAAATTTCAAACGATGCTTTTCGTTGTGGAGGACCCATTCTATTTTTTACAATGGTTGCTTCGCACTTTCCACCGATAACTTCAGTGGTTGCACCTTTTTTAATTTGCCCCATACTTTTAAGACGAATGCGAACACTTGCGTGAAACGCAAGTGCTTTGCCACCACTCGTTGTCCACGGATCACCAAACATAACTCCCATTTTTTGTCGGAGTTGATTAGTGAATACCAATGCGATTTTTTGTCTTCCAATTGTTGAGGTCAACTTACGCATTGCTTTACTAATTAAAATTGCTTTGGTGGTTGCATAACCATCCTTTGCGTAATCGGCTGCCATCTCAATTTTAGTTGATGCAGCTGATACACTATCTGTTACAATCGTTACGAGTTTATCTTTGTTGCTTTTACGTACCGTTGCGATGATATTATCAATGGTTGCGAATATATCTTCAACCGTATCAACGTGAACATACAATAACTTGTCTGTGTCAACTCCAATTGCTTTTAGATACTCAATAGATACACTGGTCTCGGTATCTATTAATACCGCAACACCCCCTTTCTTTTGAGTTTCCGCAAGAATGTGTCCAGATACTAAACTTTTTCCACTTTGTTCAAGTCCAGTTAGTTCTGTGATTCGTCCTGTTGGAATTCCACCATTAGGGCGATTTGAAATGGCAAGATCAAGAAGACTACTACCGGTTGAAATCCAATCGGAGATAAGTGATGGATCATCACCTTCACTTAAAAAGAAGGCAACTTTACCTTCGTCTTTATATGCAGTATTTAAACTATCTGCAAGTACACTTGCTAAATCATCAGATTTGCTTGTTGTTTTTACTTCTTTTTTCTTTGCCATGTTTTATATAATTTTTTATTTTATGAACTTGTGTGGTGAGGGATTTGCCCTCACCACACTTATAGTTCTTTTTACCTCTTTAAGACTTAAACAACTCTTCAAAAGCAGCCTCAACATCTTCCGTGGAAGTTGCGTTTGGTTTGCTTTGCTCAGAAGTTGCACTTGCAACTTTTGGTTGCTTTACTTCTTTTTGTGTTGACTCAACAACAACTTCATCGGATGATACCGATTCAGCAGGAGGAGCATCTTCTTCAGATTCTCCACTCACCCATTTTTCAAGTGCATCTTTCAAGTCATCGTAACCAAGTTCTTGGTAGATTTCGGTAATTTCTGCTTGATTGTTAGCAACCGAATCAACAATATTCTTATTGTCAGATACAGGTGTTGTATTTGGTTTAACACGAATGTTAGTCTTGGGAAATGATCTACCTGCTTCTTCCGCAGAAAGAAACTCAATAGTGATGTCTCTTCCGTTGGTCGGATCAGTAATGTCTCCATAATCGGGATCTGCAATAACTCCCAATAGTTCTTGGTAAACTTCTTTACCAAATCCCCAAAAACGAACTCCTTCTGCTTCTTCACCACGAACGATGACAGGAACAAAAGTTCTCATTTTTGGCATTAAGGAACGTCCCATACGATAATCATCTTTATCACCACTACGAGTCAACTTTTCAGCAAACTCTACAATTGGGTCTGGACGACCAAACGACTTGGGAGAAAGATATGTGCGGTTATTGATACCATAATGAAAATATAGTTCAATAAACGGATTATCTGGTTGGTGCATATAAGGCACGATACGAACCTGTTGCTTGCCAGGTTGGGGTTTCCATTGATAGTTCTTACGATTGTTACTCTGAGAGAGGTTTGTAAGTTTTGCTTTGATTTTGTCTAGGTCAATTGCCATTTTTTATTCCTTAGTTTTTATTGTTTTTATTGTTTAATAATATTCTTAATATAATACTACTCTACACGACATTCGTCAATAAGAATTATATTTATTAAGAATTTTTTCCGCCATTTTCAACGAAATCGTAAAATTCAGATGCAGTTGTCAAAACATCCTGCGTAGTTGGAAGTGGTGGAATTTCGTATAGAATTTTCTCAAATGTAGCATTATCTTTTGCTTCATTGTTTTCTATATGCCAAGAGTCCCAAACCATCTCTTTTGCGTTTTTTAATACTTCCAATCGAATGCCGTAGGCATCGTATTTTTTATTTTCATTATTCATTTTTTAATTATTATTTAGTCAATTTTAATTACTATATATAAATATATTATACTTGAATTTTATGTCAGTTTCAAGACAAAAAAATTAACTATTTTTTGCTCAATCGTTCGTTGCAAATTCGCACGGCATCGGCATTGATATCACATCCTATAAAGTTACGATTCAAAGACTTGGCAACTGCAAATGTAGTACCACTACCACAATAAAAATCAGCAACTACATCATTTTCATTGCTACTTGCTTTGATGATTCTTTCTAAAATCTTAGGATGTTTTTCACTATAATAGTCAGTTGCTTTTTTAACTTTTAATCCTGATGGAATATCATCCCAAACATTTGTAGGTATCGTTCCAACTTTTAATTTTTCTTCAGTTATATTTGGTCTATCTTGCTTCTTGCTGATAACTGACTTGTATGGAACTCTTATATCAAGGTCATTAAAAACAAATTCATCAGACTTTGTATACACTATAATGTAATCATGTTTTTTTGCAAACTCCCGTTTGCCTCTTCCCCCAATATTAAATTTTACTACAATCTGATTTCTGAAATTTTCGTATCCGAATACATTATCCATTAAAACTCGTATCCAGTGAACTATACGCAAATCCATTTGTAGATAAATTGTTCCGTTGGATTTTAGCACTCGTTTCATTTCGTATAAACGAGGAATGTAGTGATCATCTATTACATGACGATCCGCAGGTAGATCTTTATAATCTTTAAACTTTTTTCCTGTTCCATATAAAATGTCACAATAAATTAAATTTATAGACTCAGTATCTAATCTACCAAGTAACTCTAAATTATCTAAATGATGTATTTGATTTGTGTTTGGATTCACCGATCAAACTTTACCACCCTCGTAACGTTTCATTTCTCCGTTATTGTAACGATAACGCACTTCAACTTCAACAAATTCCTTTTCTTTACCATATCCCTCTGATTCTACATCGTATGTAAGGATGTTAATTGGTTTTTTCATAATCTCATGAAGGTATGCCATTGTACCCGTCGCGTATTTAATATCAAGTGGTCTGCCATCAAAATCGTGTCTAAGTAGAATTTCCGTATTTTTGTATTTCATGTTTTCCATATAAATCACAGGTCTTCCCATATTAACATGACGTTCAACTAACTTTTCTTTTATCTTTTTATGATCTTTACTTACAACTACATATTTGTTGGTTGATTTATCAAGTGCATATTCAAAGTATTCATACTTTTCGCAAAAATCACGTGTAAAAAATTCATTAAGAAATGTTACATCATTATACAATTCACGAACTTCAAAAAGTTTTTCACGACCAAGACCGAGGTGTTTATTCCAATATCTTTTTTCGTCTCCGTTGTCGCAATTTTCATATTCTTTACCAAACTTTCCTTTGTTCCAACGGTCTTCGATGTCACGCAATAAAGTGTTTCCAAGTTTGTATGGATTATTCATATTGTATTTTCCACCAAGAACTCCTGCGTGGTGTTTTGCATAATCAAAGATTCCTTCGTCTCCAGCAAAGTTACAACTTGCCATAATAAACGAATCCCAATAACTTGCCCAACCTTCGTTAAGAACTTTTGTCATTCCTTGTGGACGATAATAAATAGATTCATCACGAATCATACTGAGAATGTTTTGTTGCCAAGGTTCTAAACGACAATGATTGATAATCATCAACATAATATCTCGTTCAGGACGCAGTGGAAATTTGTTTTCTGCTAACTTTGTACGTTCTTCTCTGTCTCGTCTTTGCTTTTCAATATAATGAGGAGGATTAACATACTTCTGCATATATTCTTTCGTTTCCATACGAGAAACGTGTTCTCTTGGTTGACGATCTTCAAAGTTAAATTTAGTTGCTTTCTTTAAATTACTTTCACGATAACAAAGTGATGGATCAATTAAATCATCAATTGCAAGAGCCGCATTCAAAAAGTCTTTAACTTTTTTGCGACCAAATCGATCCATATACATACGAATTTTATCACTATGATTTGCCATCACATTCATCATGTTACGATTCGTGTGTTTGAACATAATATTGTTCTTGAAAAAATCACTATGTGCAGTTGCGTGTGCAACAACGGTCAAATTATCAACGATAGGATTGTTTCGTTGAAGGTACATATAAGTTGGATCAGTATTTACAACCATTTCGTAAATCTTACCCATACCTGAATGATACTGATGGTGTAACTGCTCAAATTGTTGTCCGAAATTAAAGTGTGGATAACGAACAGGAAAACCACCATAAGCGGCAATCTCAACTATTTCATCTGCATCAAATTCTTCAATACACAACGGATATGGATCAAGACCATTATCGTAACACGCCTTTAAGCATTCAGGTATAAGAGCAGCCAACTCTGGGCACACTCCTTCGTTTAAACTATCTACTTCCCATGCAATTCCCATAATATTAAAAAGGTACTTCTTCGCCAGCAGGTGTAAGCAGTTTTTGTAGTGTTTTAAATACATCTGCTTGCGAATCCATTGACGCAGTTACTATTGTTTTTGGATCAAGTTCTCCACTTGATAATTGTGATTGAATGTGTGGTAAAAATGTTGCCCAACTTCTAATTGCTTTTACTTCGGTGATGCCGATTAAATTTGCATATGTTTGCATTTTTTTTAAATAATCAACACATAGATCATTATCAGAACCAAAGTTTTCACCGTCACTTAAATAAAATACATAAATGTTCCACTCGTTTAATGGAAATGCCTTTTCCACAATATCATTGACTAAATGAAATGCACTACTAATTTGTGTTCCACCACCACTTTTATATTTGTAAAACTTTTCTTGATCAACTTCTTGTGCATGATGATCATGTACAATATACTTTACTTGAGTTTCTTGATAAAATCGTTGAACCCAATTATCAAGATACCAACACAATTCACGAATCAATGCACGTTTAGGTTCGTCCATACTCGCAGATATGTCCGACACAAAAAAGATTGCAGCGTTTGTATCGGGTACTTCAACTGAACTCCAACTTCTAAATTCTTTATCATCTTTGATTGGATAAAAGTTAGATAAATCTTCTGGATTGTAATCTTCGGAAGATATCAAACGTTTGAACGCATTCTTGAGAGTTTTCCGTTTATGTAGCAAACTATTATTTCCTACTTTTGCAATACGATTCCACTTAATTTTTTCTTTGACCATTTCCCCATTTTCTTTAGGAAGAAGATTCGGTAATTGAAGTTCTTCACCGATCATGTCAAAGTAAGCATCCATGCTAATTCCTACATCAATTTCGTGACCTTCTCCTTCACCTTCTCCTCCTTCTCCAGGTTGGCCTCCTTGACCTTGACCCTCTGGTGGACCTTCTCCAACCTCATCACCTACTTCTGCTTCTCCATTACCAATACCACCTCCGTCAGAAGGTTGGCCGTAACGAAAACTTGGAAGTTCTACATGAGGAACACGAACAACAACGAAGTCTTTTCCTCTTCGTGTAACTCGTTGACCACCCTTAATGTGTTTTTTGAGTTTTTCGTCAACGTTTCCTTTGACGATATCTCTGTATTCACCGTGGTCTTCTCTGATTCTGCGTGATGGCATAATGATGTATTCGTTGACTATTAATCTTCGTCTTCGTCTGCATCACCTCTCGCAAAAATACTTCCAACATATGTAAGAACATCTGAAGCACTATCTTCATCGTATCCAAACGAAGTAATAAGACGTTGCTTTAATGCGTCAATTTTTTCAAGAAGTTCCTTGTCAACTACGGTTGCAGTATCTTGAGCAAGAGCAGATAACTTGATGCTATCTTTGGTATCTTCAAACAACTTCTTTTCAAGTGCTTTGTATAACTGCTCATTAGAGTCGTATTTAAACTCTTTACCCTTAGCGGCAAGTCCACCCATGTAGTTCATGATTTCTCTACGGAAATCGTCTTTCATGCCATTGGAAATGCCAATTTTCTCTTCAATGCTACGCATGAGTTGTTCATTGGCAACTTCTTCTTTACCAGTAACTTGGTTGGTAACTTTTTCGTCTTGAATATACGCAACGATGTTATCAATGTAGTTGGTGCAGGTTGCTTTTATTGCTTCTTCACTGCTACTAAGTGCTTGTTGTACTTCTCGTTTCACAATTCTATCATATTCTTTTTCAACTGCTTCAAGACGTTCCATCAAATTCTTTTTGTCATCTTCACTATTAAATCCACTATAACTTTTAAGTCCTTCACGAATTTGTGCAAATAACATAAATGGATTCAAACTTTTAGCACCCATTCTTGGATTCACGATTGCATTAGAAAATTGATTCTGAATGAATCGTGCAGATACTCCACCATACAATCCTTCTTTTGGTGATTCATCTTGCATTTCTTTTACGTGTTCATCTGTGAATCCGTGAACACTTTGACCATTGTAAAGTTTTGCTTTTTGAATGATGCTCATATCTTGCTTGGAACTTTCTTCTAAACGACTTACAACTGCGAACAATGCAGCCAAATAAGTTGTATGAGGAGCAATGTGCTTGTTTACGGTACTTGTATTATAGAAGTGATCATAAATCTTCTTTTCTTCATCAATTTTCAAAAGATAAGGAATATCAATCTTAATGGTTCTATCACGAAGTGCTTCCATGAATTTATTGTTGGTTAACTTTTCAAACTCAGCATTATTGGTATGACCAAGAATAACTTCATCAATTGGTACTTGATTGAAACGACGTGGTTTAACACGATGCTCTTGAGTTGCACCAAGCAAATCATAAAGAAACTCAGTTTGAAGTTTAAGAATTTCTTGAAACTCTATAAGTCCACGATTAGAAACCAAGAATTCACCATCAAAATCAAATGCACGTGGATCACTTTCACTTCCATATTCTGCCAACTTGCGATAATTAATATCACCTGTTAACTCGGTTGCGTCTTGTGACTTTTCGTCCTTCGGTTGGAAAGTACCAATACCGACACGATTTTTTTCAGAAAGAGTAACACGACGTACGACAATGTGGTCAAGTACCTTTCTGTAATCTCCTCCGTGCATCTCCATTAATTGATTATAGTAAAATTCATTAACAGGATTTAATGCACCATCTAATTTAAGTTTATAGTCATTTGCATCCCGTGATGCATTAAGATCACTAATAATTTGATTACGAATATCATCAGGAAGAAGTTTCAGTGGTTCTTCGTTCATAGGACACGGAACGAGAGTATCATTTCCATCTTTGTCAGTAAGTTTCCAACTAAACGAATATAAAGCACCTTCGTCTGTTTGGGTGTATCGTTCAAGACCTTTTTTGAGTGCAGTCACGATTGTTGATTTACTGCTACCCACAGGACCATGCAATAGAATTACACGACGTTCTGGACCATAATGCCTACTTGCACTTTTAAGTATATCCATGAACTCCATTAGATTTTCTTCAAGACCATATATAGAGATATCGCCGAGACCTTCAAAAAATTTATACTTAACGTGTTTGCGTTTGCAGTATGTGAACTCTTCAGTTCCGTGTGAAATTACCATATCATAAAGTCTTTGATATGAATTTCTAGCAACACTCGGATTTTGTTCTACCATTGCGATGTAGTCCCAAAACGAACCCGTCCAATTCAAGGATTCATATGTTTTTACCGCATCATCGTTGTCAGACTTTATCAAGGATTCGAGGGTGCTTGCTCGTTCTTCCTTATTTTGTTTTTGTCGTTTTTTATTTTCCATAACCATTACCTTATATTTTTTTTGTTAGTGAGTCAAATAATAAATCAAATTTTAATTATTTTAAGTAACTTTGTCGAAATTAACTTAATGTCTGAGTTGTCATCTGTCAACATTATTGAGTTTGAATAGTTTGACCAATTTATTCTAAAAGACTTATCTAAAATGTTATTATTGAGTTTTTTAATTAAAGAATTCATAGAATTAATTGTGTACAGTGTATCTGTGTCTTTTTTTCTATGCATACTTATTGTATTTTTGTAAAATCCATTTTTAAACATATTATCTGAGTTTACATTATATGTCAAATAAATTTGATCAAGTGAATCTACATTTTGAAGGCAATAGACCTTTCCAAACACAATTTTATAAAAGTTACACAACTGGTCAACTTCATCTGAATATTGTTTAATATGTGTGAATGTGCATAATAATTGTGTATTCATATATAACCTTTACAGATAAATATACAAATAAATGACTAAACACTTAGTTTAATCATGTTACCGTAGTTTTCTCCAACATATGCTCTAAGTGGATAGTTTCCACAGTCTGTCAAATAATCCATTGAACTTTTAGTATAAGAAATTTCTGATTTGTGTAAATCTATTACAAACGCATCATAATGATATATAATAATTTTACTTTTTAGTTTTTCAAAATGATTATTTAAATACATACCAACTTGTGTATTTCGTTCTGTTTCTGCACTCTGAAGTAGATAATTAAATAGTTTATATGGGTTCATGGAATCGTAATTTTTCTTGTATAACTTTCTTTTATATAACCAAGTTTCTATATAACCAGTTTGTTCAAATTTCCTCCAGATTTCTTCAACATAATCTGCAACTTTGGCCATAAACGGAATGTGAGTACGCACATCATCAGATATACCTCCATAAATTAAATTAAATGTGATTTTTTTTGACATTTCATATTCTTCATCTGTTAATGATTGCTTATCATAATAAAATTTACCGAAATAATCATGTAACGATGAACTTGGTAGTGAAAATTCAATATGATTAGCGAATAATCTTAAATGATAACTTTCGTAATCAACCATAAATAATATACCATCATCACCAAATCTACTAACAATTGTGTCTTTTTGGTTTGTCTTTGAATTAATAGCTGCAAAGTTTATTTTACCGTACCTATTACTCGGTCGAGTAGTTGGTGTTAAATAATTATATTGACTATAAACACAATTATTTATATGAATTAGATCAACCGACCCGAGTTTATAATTATCTCCATTAACATAAATTCCATTTTTCTCAATGTTGTAAAATGCACTACATAAATCACTTGATAATGTACAATTATCAAAATTAGTTAGATGTGGCTTTAAAAGTTTCAATGTATCATCAAAACTTTTTTTAATTAACATTATAGGTATTGATTTTATATCACGTGTATTCAGTGGTAATTTAAAATCTACTAATGTATTAGTTTTACAATAAACTTCAAATTTTATGTCGGTGTATGAACTTACATCGTGTACATACATGGCATCTTTTTTTTCAAAAACCAGTTTTCTACACGCAGTTTTATCAAGATATTTTAGTATATCAATACTCATGTTCACTACATCCGGATGATTAAATGATAAAATAAATAGAGAATCACTTTCAATGTGGTATATAAACAAAATAGAAACTCGTTTGTCAATCGGATGACAATTCTGTTCAAATATAAAATGGTATAAAGCACATCCTGTGCTCATAGTATTTTGTAATACTTTTACATCATCTTTACTTTCAACAAAAAACATATAAGTAAACTATAATATAAAATTATTCTATATGTGTCAACTTTGTTTATAAAATTCAGTTAGACTCTTTATTCGTTCATCAATATTTGGAAATTTGTTTTTAATTCGTATGTATGACTTTTCGTTGAAATCAATGACACCCTCTTCTCGTAAAATACCATCATCATATGTATTTCTCATAGCACCTGTAATTTTCCACCTCACTACCTCGGTTGTATAAAATGGATTCGTTCTCAATTCATTGAACTTAGGTATATCAACTTCTACAATAACCCCGTTTTTGTCACTTGCTTTTTTTACAAAAAATCTACTAAAATACATATTTTCATAATCAGAATCTTCGGGTGTAATTTTTATCTGTGTAGGAAACTCTTTAAATGTAGATGCTTTCACAGAACCCTTTCTAGCAAGTAAATTTGAATAAATTTGTTTTTTTAAAAAATCGTCTGTGTTTGTCATTTTTCTAGTTTGTTTGCACTTGGTATATACTCAGCACCAATAGTTGTCAACCAATTATTATCAGATATAGAATGTGATACCGATTTTATACGCCAGTGGCCATTAATAAAATAATGTGTAGGTACACCGGTACACGCAAACACATCTAACAACCTAAGACCTTCAATTCCATCCAACTCAATGGTCAACTCCGCACCGTCAAGTGGCATATTGTTTTTAACGCAATTGAGTTTATTATCGTCACGTTTCAGTGAACTCAGCATTCTATTTTTATTTGGGTCTACCATTTCAATGTCGTATGAATAAAATGCTGATCCTGATTCATCTGCCCCTACTATAAATTTCTCTTCGGATTCAATTTCATCTTCTTCACCATCAGATTCGGTTGAAGGAGTTCCTGGTGCATTTGGAATTTGAGCAGGTTCACATAGCCCAAGTAACCGGTCTTCACGACCCCGTGCGTAAAAAGAAGCTTGTGGGTTATTATCAGAATCTTCGGATGCACCGTCACTGAATAATACCATACCTTGAACTTCAGCTGCCACCGATACATCAAGTGACATCGTTTTTACTATACTATTTTTTGTATGTGACTTAAACCTATATGCTTGATCTTCTTTTTGAATATCATACGCAGTAACTAAACCAGGATATCTCCTATCAACGATTTGAAGAATGGAACTATTAGAAACGGCGGTGTCGGGTGCTACTAAGTCAAAGTCCCAAATTCCACCGGCCGCATCTGATACTTTTTTAAGTATATCTTTTAATATCTCTGTTATATTAGACCCGTTTTCAACTGCATCTCGTATAACATTATAGTTTACATATAAATCTTGAATTCGTCCACTATACCCTTCAGTTCTGCGACCTGAAATTGTTTCAAAATCAGGAAACGGTTTTACTGCATCTGGATACTGAGCAGGTACTTTCGCAGATAGTATTTCATATAAATTATCTCGTCGTGACTCAACCAAGGCTTGTGATACACTTTTAAACTGCGTACCTAACTCAGAGTTTACGACAGCCAATACAGCTGAGCTATTGATACTATCACTAAGTTGCAATTCACTTTGAATCGTGCTTACAACTTCGTTATCAGTTTTTCTATTTCTTGTGTTTTTTAAATTTCTCCGTGGAGACATTGCATTTGGTATAAGCAAAACTTTTCCATCGGTAGATTTTATATTTGGGTGTGCTACACATCGTGAATTGGAAACCATAAATTCAAATACACCTATACCAGTTATGTTTGATACTTTTCTAAAAAATCTGTTTACAATTGCGATTAAATACCCAATCGTTATATAAGCATCTTCTTTATCAGAATGATAAGTTTCTTTTCCCGATGCACTTTGATCAAATTGAAAAAACCTACCCTTCGATTGAGATAAACCCGCCACTTCGTTGCTAATATCTGCAATTGCATCTTCTCCGTAATCATGCCACTCATGGGGAGATTCGTCTCCTGCTAGAATCTCATCAAGTTTATCAACCACAAACATTTTAAAATCTTGTTGTCGTTTATCAGCAGGTTGATTTTCTTTTTTCTCTTTAGTTGCCTGGTTATCAAGTGATGATGATACTTTTGACATAGCAGTTACCTTTACTTCACAATCATATCCACCGTCTTCACGTAGTGAATAGCTATAATTACTTATCATTCCAATTGCAAATGAATAGTTACCTTTACCTTTTTTAAGATGTTGAGATGCAAGTTGTGAATCCGTGAATAATCCTGCAAGACCTGTCCCCTCACGTACTCTGTATGATGCTGTTTCATCGATATCTGACATGGAAAGTGCGGGTTTTCCTTCTTTTTCTGATCTTAATGTGTTTACCCTATTCAGTAGAGCTGGGTTCTTTTTTATTTTTTCACCCACCACATCTTGCATACCACTACCAAGATTGGTTGTATCAATCAAGCACTCACGGGGATATGTATTCCAACCCCACTCGATTAAACAAGTTACACCTACTTTAAAAAAATAGTCATCTATGTAGTCTAATTGATTCCGGCTATGAACTACGAAATTAAGTGTTGTTTCACGGAAGTTTTTTCCCGGTTCTTTATCCTCGGAAGTAATTGATGTAATTCCAGGTGACGGTCTATGTTGAAAATCTTCTTCTTCAATTATATGATCAACAGAAGGTGGGGTTTTTCCTCTAGAACCTTCAGAAGACCACCCCCTCCCTAAGTAAGTAGTTCCTGCTCCTTGACCAGTTGATGGATCAAATCCGTATTGCTCATGAAATCCGTTCTTATAATTACCATCATCGTCTTTGCGATTAAATCCGTGCATTTCAAATCCGTATATAGGTTGTTCGGTCTTCGCATCTTTACCTATTGCATTTGAAACAACCCGCATCCATGCAGTTTTAGGTCCACGATATATAGTATCACTATAGTCAGAATCAAATGAACCACTATCACTCATAGTCTGTTGTGTGTTATCTGCAAATTCACCACCCTCTGTGTAGTACATACCAAAGTTTTTTTCTCTTCTAGTAAACTCATTTCTCACCCAGTTGCGTATATGTGTAGTACCGAACGCACTTAGTTCACCCACAGATGCAGACTCTTCAAGAAAGGATCCAGTTGGGGGTGGTTTTGCCTCACCTGTCAATAAATCAGATTTGGCTGCTTCTTTTGTTTCATGCAAAGGTTTTTCTTTTCCGGTTGCAGATGTGGTACTTGTTAATGCATCTGCTATATCACCAGCTCCTCCACTGCCACCCGGAGGAAATCCTCCACCTAATAAATCACTCAAACCACCGGCAGCTGCACCACCTCCACCTCCATCGGATTGACCAAAACTGCCCATCATTCCCGCAAGTTTACCGGTTACACCCCCTCCTTTATTAGCACCCCCACTTAAAAAATTACTTACACTTTTTTTTGCATTATCTTTTTGTGGAAACAATGATTTTGCTTTACCAATTAAATTTTCCATTTAAATTATATCTACGAGTTAACTTTAATATGATCCTGTATTATTTCATGTATATTCTTGGGGATTCTAAGTTGCGTTCCTGGTTCTGCATACATTTTTCCTGCAATCGAGTTTGCAGCTGCTATCACCCACCAGTAAGTTGGGTTTCCATAAAATTTATAGGCAAGATGATCGAGTCTTGTTTTTTCAACAACTTGAATAAATGAATCACTTGGTCTTTGTTTAATTTTAGTCATTAAGGTAGTTGTTACAGTTTTACCTTGTTGTTCGGTTTTTCCTTTTTTTGTAAACGAGTATCTCATAATTAACTTTCTTTAAAATACACTTAAGTTTTTATTAAACACACCACTGTTTGTTTCTGTGTTAGAATTTTGTCTGGATGTTCCAAAGTGATTTTGTATAGTTTCTGGTGTTTGCTTTTCTAACAACTTCATAGATACAGACAATGTACACATCGTTGGGTATCTTGCAACTTTTACATTATTTTTTTTAATTGCTCCATTAGCAAATTCATATGTATTTTTAGATACATCTCCATTTGACTTGTCGGAGTTTAATAATTCCCATGTAGCCTCAGTTGGAATTGAAGTAGAAACTGATGTAATTGTCACGGGTTGATTTCTGTATATGTCTCCTAAATTAAATTTAACAAGAGGGGGAACTATAAATCCACCGTTTGTATACTTCGCGGGTTTTGTTAAACCAACCATATAATTTATGCGTTGCCACATAGGAAGTAACTCTTCTACACTAAACGCAACTACATTGAAATCAATAGACATTGTACGACTAAATCCAGTGTAAACAGAAACTTCGTCTGCTCGGCCTAAATAACGTGTATTTGTCCACTCTGCATCTGACTGATCAGACATTGAGTTTATAAATGATCTAAATGGAATATATTTTTTGTTAACCAAGTCATGAAAATATAATGGTATAAAATCTAACTTTGTCCACTCTCCTTTTTTTGATTCATCAAGTGCGTCTAACACCGATTGTTTATTGAACGCATCTGAACGTGGATTATCGTCACTTGCATCTGTGACTCCCGGTAGATAGTAGTTTGGAACTTTTTTGGATTCGAGACGAAACGGATTATTCTTAAAAAGTTGCTCATATGTAAGTTCACCCGACTTAGTTTCTCCTTTAACTGATCTTTTTCCGGGACTCACAAGTCCATCTTCTGCTAGTTTTGCGAGTAAATTGTAATTTTTTAAATTATTAATTGCTCTGTTATCAGAATCTACTCCCATATTTTTTAAAGATACTTCATAGTTTTCTTGGAATTTTCTATTTTGATCAACAAATCTACCTGCGTTTCCGCCACTTTCTTTTTTTGTGTCTTCGTTTGTGTTTTTTGAGTTAAGTTCTTGTATAATTGTATTTGCTGGAAACTTTTGAGCATTCTTTTTAATTGCCTCATCTCGTTCAGGAAGAATTTCAGTTGATTCGAGATACCTAGAATCAATTCGTTTATCTAAATTTGCATTTATTCCGTTTACTTCATATGTCTGACCACTTTGAGCAGTACTTGCGAAGTTGTCAATATCAGTTGTATCTGCTCTATTTTTTCTGTCTAGAGTGACTGAATCAAAATCAAATTCAACTTTTGGTGGATTGTATACTACTGATCTGCGATTAAATAAAGTTTTTTTATACGGTTGATCTGATACTATCAATGGTGAGTAATCTTCTGATATATCGTTTAATTGCTTCCCCGAACCATCTGCTTGATGTATACTCTTAAATAATGAGTTTCTTTGTGACTGAGAAGATTCCCCTGATACATTATTACCTACCTTATTTCTAAGTGCGTCCAATGATTGATTATATGTTGAAAATATACCAGTAGTGGGGAGTGGACTGTTTGGTAATGTTCCTCCTTGGGGTAGTTCACCTCTTGGTTTATATATAATTTCATGTTTATCTGTTAGATATTTTTTTAAAAATAAATCTTTTTCCGTATCGGTAGATGGTAGTTTACGTGGAACTTGAGCAAGTGGGTCTGGATTAGAAGCAGTGTAACCAGATGTAGTTGTGGTATTATCATTTCCTGATGATACTGATGGATCACTTCTAGAACTTTTTGGATCACCTGCATTTATCTGTGATATTTTATCTTGTACTTTTTTAGACTCACGTCCAAACGCAATTTCCGCACCGATTGTTGTGTATGATACAACATTTGTTCCACCTCCCTTTGGTCCTATTATATTGGTTGCATACATTGCTCCATATCGGTCAGTTTCAAGATTGTTTCTATAAAATGAAGAATCAGCAACACCCGAAACATCACCTTGACCGTAGTCTGATTCTGACATTGGTTTTTTAAATGTAGTAAATCCTCCAATTTTAACTTGACCTGTTGCATTCTTATTTGTGTCAACTTTTTTTGAAGCTTCTTCATTTAAACGATTTACGGTGGTTTGACCTCCGTATCCAAAGAAGTTAACACCCTTACCTGTATCAGGAACCGAATCAATCCCACTTACCGAAGCTATTTTATTTGTTTGTTCATCTATTCCAGGAGCAGAACCAGAAACAGGAGCAGGCATAGACTTACGATAAAAACTTTGTTGATACCCAACTCGTTTTTCTAAAGTTTTATGTTTCTGGCGATCTGCACCCGTTTTAAATTCAACAAATTTCTTAGAGTCATCGTTTCCAAACATACCCTTAAACATATCAGATAGTGCCCCGAAGTTATTTGACATTTTCATATATAAATAAATATAAACTTATCAAAAATTAAGGAGCAGCCTTTGCAAGTTGTTTTTCTACTTTTTTACCGTCTAAGTTAACACCTATCTTTCCGGACTTCATTAATGAAATTAATTCATCAAGTCGTTCTTCAACTCCTTTATTACTTGCTCCATCGGTAGAATTCATTGCTACACCAGGTGTAGCTGATACAGATGCAACTTGTTGAACCACATCGGTCATCGGTATTGCTCCTGCTCCACCTTGTGCCATTTCTTGAGTTGATGGAGCTCCTTCTGCGTTACTTCCTTCTGCTAAAACCGTTGTATCAACAGGAACTGTTGTAGCAGTTAAATCACCCGTTACGGTTCCAGGTTGAATTGATTGTTGCGTTGAAAGTTTTTCTTCACCACCAGTTGTTGTGGTACTTAAATCACCCGCTGCAGTACCTGGTTGTGCAGTTTGTTGCAAAATAGATATATCTTTGTCACTAAAAAGCTCCATCACCGAACACAACTCATACATAGCAGATGTTAATGCACCAAGACCGATTATTGCTCCTTCGTAGTTTGCAGGATCATTTAGTAAAGTTAATAAATCTTTAAATGGACTAATTCCTTTCTTGATTGAATCCATTCCGTCTCCTATGTATTTAAAACTAACTCCAATTGTTGTGAACTTGGTAATTGCTTCTGGATCAATATCTTCAATTTCGTCAAATAAATCTTCCATACCATCTGCAATGTCTTCAAGAATATCTTCGGCATCAACACCATCTAAAGCAGACAATGCAGATGATATATTTTTAAGGCCTTTGCTTGCTTCGTTTAATTTATCTGCATTTTGACCCAAGTTAATATACATTGCGAATGGATCATCACTTGAGAACATACTCATTACACTTGCACCCAATAACGCCGCACTCATTACCGCAATTGCTCCTGCAAGCATCAATATACCTCCAGTTGCGACAAAAAACATTGGAGCAAGTAAACCAATTGCACCAAGAGAAAGTAATACTGCCAAACCTTCAGTAGATATAGTAGATAATGATTTTTCTAATATAGAAACTCCGGCAGCTAATATTGTTATTCCGTATCCAGCAAGCATAGCACCGATACCCAACGAAGGTAACGC